GTACTAAGGTACTACGAGCTGGCGAGTAAGGGGATACTGGTAAACCACGACCCACAGGATACAAAAAGGCTGATAATAATAAAGGGAGACGAGGAGGAGACATGAGCAGACCACGCTACTACTGGTATGGCATAGTAAGAAAGCAGATAAGACTTAACGCCACAATAGACCAGAGCGAGCAGAGTGACAAAATTAGGGACGCAATGAAAGCAACAGAACAAGAGTTTAAGAAACTACCAGACGGAGAGCTACGCCTTAAAGCTGTAAAAGACATACTCATAGATAATAGGCTTACGTATGAGGGTGAGGCGCTGGAAATTAACTACAGCTGGCAGACAGTTAAAGGCTGGATTAACAGTTACGTAAACAGCGTAGGCAGAAAGGCTGGGTATTAAGAGGGCTTACAGGCTCTCTTTTTATTTTAAAAAAAGTTTAATTTAGGTATTGATATACAGCGCTGTATATGATAAGATAGGTACAAGTTAACAAAAACGCACTACTAAGGAGGTAGGATATATGAAGAATAAAGAGTTTAAATTAGGCGACCACATTTTAGTACAGGGAAACAGGGGAACAGTTGAGAGTATTACAAACATGGTAGAATATAACGCTAAATATGATGGAAAAGACTTGAGAAACTACGTATTATCTGATGAACAGGCTAATAATATGCTGATAAAAGGATACGAGCTTACAGCCACAGGGAGAACAGCCACATATTTTAAAGTTAATTTTGATAGTGAGGAACTTCTTAAAAACACAGGATATAATCACGGTACTTATGGTTGTATAGATGAATACGAAATGTATGGCACATGGTAGGAGGGCGCAAGCCCTCCAGTAAGGAGGTAGGATATGTATAAAGTGGTATTTGAGTACGAAGATGGAACACAGGACGAGATATACGTAGAAAGTATAGCAGAGGCTGAGGAATACGAGAACGATACAGATTTTGCATATATAGAGACAGTATAGGAGGTAGGATATGGGATATTTATTAGGAGATGGCGTTATATGCGCTGGAGCATGGGAAAAGGCTATAGAGTATACAGCTGAGGTAGTAAATAAGGCTATGGGGACAAACTATAACAGAGGCGATAACTGGAGAGTTAGAGGCATTAGCTATAGCGTTTAAGCTGAGGTTTGACATTAACGGAGATATAGTTGAGGAGGTGTAATATGTTAAAGAAAACATACTACATAATAGAAAACGAAATAGGAGAAGAAGAGGGCCACAGAGTAACCTCTTTAAAAGAGGCAAGAGCTGAGCTTAAAAGGTGCTTGAAGTACTATAAAGACAATATGAGCAACGGAGCGCCTCCATACAGGATATTTATAGTTAAGCATACGGAGATAGATAAGGGAGATTATGTAGAGGATTTTACAGAGGAGGTTAAGTAATGGCTGTAAAAGAATATAGGATAAGCGTTAAGCTTACTGACGAGGAGGTACAGTTTGTTAAGTGGCTTAAAGAGAATAGATTTTACGAAAGTAGCGAGGAAAAAATAAGCTTTAACCAGACTTTAGCTAGAATGTTTTTTTTGAGGCTTGAGGCAGATATGGAATTATATAGAGAGGAGGCTGGCTTATAATGGCTGGAAAGTACACAGAGGCACAGGCAAAGGCTACGAGAAAGTGGCAAGATAAAACTGTAACGATACAGATAAGGGTAACTGAGGACGAGCGAGAGTGGATACGGAATAAGGCACAGGCTAACGGACAGAGCTTAAACGAGTACGTAAAAGAGTGCTTAGGGATAAAGAAGAGGGCTTAACAGCTCTCTTTTTTATTTGGCTAACAGAGCCTATAAATTATGCAACTATTAAAGTGTCCTTTCTGCCATATAAAGGCGCACGTTTTGGAGTTACGTATGTAGCCCAGCGTGCGCTATGGAAAGGGCAGAGATGGAGGGCTAATTATATAGCCCTATTTGTGGTTAAGGAAAGAAAAGAGAGGGACAATATGCCAAAAGGAGAAAACCCTAACAGTAAAGCAAATCTGAAAGTGTTTAAAACCTCTGAACAGGCAAGAGAGGCTGGTAGGAACGGCGCAAAAAAGAGCGCAGAAGTAAGACGGCAGAGGAAAACACTAAGAGAGGAGCTTTTAGCGCTGTTATCGGACGGAGATACACAGGGAAAGCTAAGCCTAGCACTAATAGAACAGGCGAAAAACGGAAATACTAAAGCGTTTGAGATAATAAGAGACACGATAGGCGAGAAACCAGTAGAGCGTATAGAACAGTCTAACGTAGAGATAAAAGTAGAATTTGAGGGCGAGTAATGGCAATTATTAAGATACTAAACGCCTACAAACCATACGCAACAGATTACGATACAAGAGTAACTGTTTTTTATGGTGGCGCTGGCTCTGGTAAGTCTTATTTTGCTGTAAAGAAAACCATCATAAAAGCCCTTAAATACAAAAGAAAAGTTTTAGTAGTACGAAAGGTAGGCGCTACGCTAAAAAGCTCTATATGGGCGCTTTTTGGCGAGATATTAAGCGAAATAAAAGGCGCTGTTAAGTCTGTCAATAAATCAGACCTCCAAATAGAGTTAGTTAATGGCTCTGTGTTCATTTTCAAAGGGCTTGACGACCCAGAAAAGATAAAGTCTATACAGGGTATTACTGACATACTTATAGAAGAGGCTACAGAGCTTACGCTTGATGATTTTACACAACTTAACCTACGACTACGTAGTAACGAGCCATATAATCAGATAACGCTTATGTTTAACCCTGTAAGTAAGGCTAACTGGGTTTATAAGTATTTTTTTGAGAGTGGGACGCCTCAGAATTGCGTAATATGCAAGACTACTTACGAGGACAATGTACATTTACCACAAGAGTACATAGACAGCATTTTAGAGCTACAGGAGCGAAACCCAGCATACTATAAAATCTATGTTCTGGGAGAGTTTGCTACTTTAGATAAACTGGTATTCCCTATTATAGAAAAGAGACTAATAAGCGAAGAAGAGACAGAGGGTGCTTATTTCTGGGTGGGTATGGATTTTGGATACACAAACGACCCTACAGCCATAACGTGGGGCTATTACCAGCCAGAGGGCAAGCTTTTGTATATTACTGGGGAGTACGACCAGCGTGGGCTAACTAACGACAAGATAGCAGAGGCACTAACACAGCTGGGACTTAGTAAAGAGGTAATAGTAGCCGATAGCGCAGAGCCTAAGAGCATACAAGAGCTACGCAATTTAGGCATAAGGCGCATAAAACCCAGCGTAAAGGGCGTAGACAGCGTTAAAAACGGAATAGACAAGCTCCAGCGCTGTAAGATTATCATAGACGAGCGCTGTACTCATACTATAGAGGAGTTTGAAAATTACACATGGAAAAAGGACAAGGCTACAGGGGAGTACATAAACCAGCCTATAGACCTTTTTAACCATCATATAGACAGTATCAGATATGGTATACAGGCTGTAATTAAGAAAAAGCACGCTCTTAATGCAGATGTAGATACAATGACAAGTTATTTTATGTAACGAGGAGAGTTTATGAAAACATACCAAGACTTATTAAACGTAGGCGAGGATAACGGATTAAGAGGTAAATTTTGCGAAGAGGCTATACAGGAGTTTACAAGCTCCTCAGATTATCAGTTAGCTAAAGTGGGCGAGGCTTACTACGCTAAGCATAATCTGACTATAAAGAATTTCCAGAAATTGCTTTACACAGTTACAGGGAGACAAGTACAAGATATTTTTAGCGCTAACTATAAGCTTGAGACACTATTTTTTAGGCGCTTAGTTACTCAGCAAGTACAGTACGTATTAGGTAATGGCGTTACGCTCTCAAGCACGAAAAATAAAGAGAAACTGGGAAAGGATTTTGATTACAAGCTTCAGAGCATAGCTAAAAAGGCTATGGCTGGAGGTAAAGCGTTTGGATTTTGGAATTTTGACCATTTAGAGGTATTCGGATACGCTGACACAGCTACAGACGCTGGCTTTTGCCCATTATACAGCGAAAAAACAGCACAGTTAGAGGCTGGTATACGTTTCTGGTACAGATATGTAGGCGAAAAGCGTATTTTACGCTGTACATTATACGAGGCAGACGGATACACAGAGTTTAGAAAAGAGGCAGACACGCCTATTTACGTTTTAGAGGAAAAGAGAGGCTATAAGAGAGCTACTACATCTACAAAAGCTAACGGCGTGGAGAATGTTACAGACGAAAACTACACAGCTTTGCCTATTGTGCCTTTATACGCAAATGATACGCACGAGAGTGAGCTTGTAGGGCTTAGAGAGAGTATAGACTGTTACGACTTTATTAAGTCTGGGCTTGCAAATGACATAGACGATACGTCTGGCTTTTTCTGGGTACTTAAAAATACTGGAGGCATGGAAGATACAGACTTAGCTAAGTTTGTACAGCGCATGAAAACAGTAAAGGCTACAGCTGTAGACGGAGACGAGGACGTAGATGTAGACGCCAAGACCTTAGACGTACCAGTAGAGGCACGTAAAACCATGCTTGAGATACTCAGAAATGACATATACGAGGACTTTCAAGCTCTGGATACTCGCACACTATCAGCAAGCGCAAAGACTACACAGGAAATCCAGAGCGCTTACCAGTCACAGGATAACAAGTGTGCTGATTTTGAGTATTACGTTATAGATTTTGTACAGAAAATCCTAGAGCTGGCTGGCATTAACGATAACCCTACTTTTACATGGAACAGGATAGTAAACCAGACAGAACAAGTAGCAATGATATTACAAGCGAGCCAGTACTTGACAGACGAGGCTATTATTAAACACTTGCCATTTTTAACGCCAGAAGAGGCAGACGCAATTATAAAAGCCAGAGACGCCGAGGACTATAACCAGTTTAACAATAACGAGGAACAGCCAGAAGAAGAGGCTAACTAATGAAATTTTACCCAGATACGTTAACAGAAAAAGAGCTAACACAGCTGGAAAAGAATATAGCCGAGATGTACGGACAAGCCAGTAAAGAGATGGGCGAAACGGCTAATAGATACTTTAATAAGCTTACAGACAGATATAATAAGGAGCTGGAGGCGTTTAAAGAGGGCAAATACACTAAAGAGGAGTTTATAGCGTGGTATCAGACGCAAGTACAGCGAGGAGATGGCTATAAAACCATGGCTAATAAGCTTGCGTCGAGGGCTACAGAGGCTGATATAGTGGCACAGGCGCTAATAAACGACGCTACGCCCAGCATATTTAGCCTTAACGCTAACTACGAGGCTTATAGGATTACACAGGTATACAATAATATAGACTTTCAGCTGTACGACGAGCAGACAGTAAGACGCTTGATGGCTCAGCAAAATCACATAGAGTTTAAAACTGTTAGCGTTAATCCTATTAGGGATTACGAGTGGAATAGAAAAGAGATACATAAAGCCCTCACAGCTGGCATATTGCAAGGGAAAAGCCCAGAACACTTAGCCCAGAGCTACTTAAAGGTAATGAAGAGGGACGAAGTAAGCGCAAGGCGTAACGCTCGTACCTCTTTTACAAGCGCTCAAAATGCTGGACGCTTAGAGACGTACTACAGAGCCGATAAGATGGGCATTAAGTTAGAGAAAGAATGGATTAGTACCCACGACGACAGAACACGAGACAGCCACGGAGATTTAGACGGAGAGAGAGTAGCCTTTAATAAGGAGTTTAGCAATGGTTTAATGTACCCAGCTGATAAGGACGGAGCGCCAGCAGAAGTCTATAACTGTAGATGTACTACGAGAGCTATTATTCCAGAGGTTAACGACGAACAGCGCAAGACTTACAAGGAATGGGCTAAGGAACAGGAGAAAAAACAAGGAAAGAAAGCAGATAATAAAACTAAGCCAGTAAAAGGCTCTACGATACTGGGAATAGGCGAGAAAAAAGCCAAAAACACTACTCCAGTTTATAAGTATAAAGAATGTAAGACAATAGAAGAGGCTAAACGATACGCAAAAGACGAGCTAAAAATAAACCTTGAGTATTTTGATGGGCTTAACGTAGAGGCTGTTAATTTAATGCTTAAATCTACTGTAGAGGCATATAATGTATTTGGGAATTTGTCTGATGATGGATATTTAAAAGGCTTTTATTTATATCCCAAAAAAGTGAGCTGGGCTGGTGCTTATTCTGTGGGATTTAGAAATGTATATGTAAAGAATGTTAAGGCTAAAAATTGCGTAAGCAAAATGATAAAAGAGGCTAAAGAAAACAAAGCTATGGGCTGGTGGAGTACTGGAGAGGCGCAGACAGTATTTAGACACGAAATAGGACACGCTGTACAACACAAGTACTTAGACGCTCTGTCTGGTAATCCATTTGGAAATTCTAAAGTAAAAGAAGATAAAATAGAGCAAATACGGCAAGATATATTAAAAAAATGTGGTATAATTAAGTGGAAAAACCCAGACACGGCAGAAAACATTAGTAACGCTGGCTCTTATATATCATATTATGGACTTAGGAACACAGGCGAGCTTGTGGCTGAAAGTGTGGCTGAGTATTTGGCTGGAAATCCAAGAGATACAGCTAAAAAAGTGGTGGAGATATTATTAGGAGGTTAGATATGCTACCCACATTTAAACAAATACAACATTTAATACCTAACGGAGAGGAAAGCTATTTGTATGATGGGAAAGCTACAGCAGAAGAGCGCCAAGAGTTAAAAGAACTAGACGAGGCTAATGTTTTTTTACAAGGAAAACACTTAATAGATAATTACAAGGACTTATAATGGCTGAGTTTGAGATTAAAGCAGACAATAGAAAAGAAGTACTAAAAGCGCTTGAGGATAACGCATTTAGGGCGCTTACAGAGTGTGGACTAGTAGCAGAGGGCTACGCTAAGCTAAACTGTCCTGTAGATACTGGCTCTTTGCGTAACAGTATAGGCAATAAAGTAGTAGACGAGGGCGAGGAGATAGCGTGTTATATAGGCACTAATATGGAGTATGCGCCGTATGTGGAGTTTGGTACTGGACAGTACTACTCTGGAGGGCGTAAGACGCCGTGGGTATATAAAGACAGAAACGGCTGGCACATGACTAACGGAAGTAAGCCACAGCCGTATATACGCCCAGCGATAGCAGACCACGTTACACAGTACAGGCAAATAATAGAAAAAGAGTTAAGAGGATAAGCAATAGGCTTTGTTAGTATGTTTGGCTAACAGAGCCTATTTTTTATGCAAAAATTAAAGCGTCTAAGGCACTTGACACAAAAAAATATCTAATAGCGAGGCAACGCTACCGAGGCAAAGGAGATTATATGGCAATTACAAGGAAATACTTAAAAGAATTAGGTATTGAGCCAGAAAAAATTGATTTAATAATTGACGCTCATACCGACGTAACTAACGAAATTAAAAGCGAGAGGGACGACCTTAAAGACAAGCTCGCAGAGTTGAACAGCATTAAAGCTGAAAACGAAAAGCTTAAAGCTGACAATTTAACAGAGAGCGAGTGGAAAACCAAGTACGAGGCTTTAGAGGGCGAGTACAAGGATTATAAAAAGGGAGTAACAGACAAGGAAACACTTACAGCCAAACAGGACGCTTTTAGAGAGCTACTTAAAGAGGCTAAAGTAAGCGAGAAAGCATTTAATAAAGCGTTAAAGCTCGCTGATTTTGATAGCATGACTATTGAGGACGGAAAGCTAAAGGACGCTGATAAAGTTACAGAGGAAATAAAAAAAGAGTGGGCTGATTTTATCGAGACAACGGAAACAGAGGGAGCTGGCGTAGATACGCCTCCTACTGGGGACGGCTCAGACAGTAGCCCAGCTATCCCTTTAATATTTTAAAAAAAGGAGATAAAAAACATGGCAAGAATTGCAAGTTTAAACGTATTAGCTAGTGGTGGTGGTAATGATTATTTAGCAGAGCTTTACGGCGCTGTTATTGCTAACATTCAGAAGAACGGCATTAGCTCAAAGCTTAAAAACACAGCACTTTCTGGAAACCCTACTACTGGTACAGTAGAGGCTAAGAGATTTGCTAACAGAACATCTAGCGCATACGGCACAGCTAGAACAGCTGGCGCTGGTACAGCTGTTACAGCTACTCCTGTAGTAATCCCTGTTAATATAGACAAGGAAATTATTACAGAAATCGAAGAAAAGGACGTATCTCTGTATGGTATCGACGCTTTCTTAGCTAAACAGGCTGTAATGGACGAAAAGTCTATGATGAGAGAGCTTGAGCGTGCTTTCTTTGTTGAGGCTAAGACAGCTGGTACAGATATTTCTGCTACTATCGGAGCTATTACTGATATCGAAGAAAAGGCAGAGGCTCTTATTCAGAGCGTAGAAACTACTTCTAACAACTTTGTAGATGGTGTAGACCGTGACAGTATTGCTCTTGTACTCACACCAGCTCTTTACGGAAAGCTTAGAACTTATATTGATACTGTTACAGATGGTGGCGCAGAAAACGAAGAAATTAGACTTTTCCACGGTGTAAAGGTTTACTCTTCTGTATATCTCCCAGCGTCTACTAACGCTATCGTTATGGCAGAGGGCGCTATCGCACAGCCTGTGCTTACTAAGAAGATTGCTGGCGCTCAGATACCTCTTAGCAATGCTGTAGCTACAGAGCTTTTCTACTCATATGGCACTAAGGCTGTAGCTGGAGACCTTATTAACTGGGCATAAAAGGACAGATTATGAAATTTAAGCATAAAGTAACAGGAATTATCTATAACGTGGTTAACCCAGAGGTGTTACCTCTCTATGAGGGTAATGATACTTACGAGGAAATCACGGAAAAGAAAGCAGAGAAAGCAGAGCCTAAAAAGGCTAAAAAAGCTGATTAACAAGAGGGGAGGTTAAGCAATGATAGCCATATTGGAAGTAATGAAAAGCATAAATAATACTTTTGCTGTTTCTGATAAAGCCGTACATGGAACATGGACTATTGAAAACGGAGAGCTTAGCCTCCCTTTTCTAAGAGACGGACAGTATTTTTTAATGGAGAGCGACAATAAAAGCTCATGGAACGATACAGTAGTACATCTGTACGCAGAGGACGAGTATAACTTAGCTGACGAAGTATTTACAGGCTGGATAACGCCTCTTAATGTTCCAGACGCTTTTATAGATGTATGCAATAGTATTAGCGCATATACAGCAGAACAACCTAAAAGCGCTTATGTTAGCGAGAGTTTTGGAGGGTATACATATACCAAAGGCACACACGCTAACGGCACTCTGATGGGCTGGCAAGACGCTTATAGGGACGAGCTTAAAGTGTGGAGGAAGATTTAGTATGAGCTTATTAACTGATATGATGGAAGATTTTTACATCATGAATAAGACCAAGACTCCAGACGGCGAGGGAGGCTTTGCGACTACATGGACGCAGAGCCAAAATACATTTAAGGGCGCTATCGTAAATAATACGTCTATGAGCGCAAGAGTGGCAGAAAAAGAGGGCGTAACATCTACATACACTTTTACTACGGCTAAGTCTAATAACATAGATTACCACGACGTAATCAAGAACAGCTCTACAGGCTTTATCTATCGCATTACGTCAGAGCCTAAAGATGTACAAAGCCCTACAGTATCTACGCTTTTTATTAAACAAGCTACGGCTGAAAGGTGGGAGCTTACAACATGACAGCTACGCAAGCGCTTTATACTTTCTTTTCACAATTTACCATACCAGCGTACCCTGCAAACAGCGTACCAGAGACTACTACTTTTCCGTGGTTAACTTATGAGGCTAAAGTGGGTAACGCTATGGACGGCTCTATATCATGTGCTGTAAACCTTTACTACCATACAGACAGCGAGGCACAGCCTAACGCTAAGGCTAAAGAGATAGCAGACGCTATAGGCATGGGTGGCAAAGTACTTACCTATGACGACGGCGCTATATGGATAAGGAGAGGCGAGCCGTGGTGTACGCCTTTAGTTAATACAGACAATTACGCAATAAAACAGCGTCAGCTTATGCTTATGCTGGATTATTTATAAGGAGTGATAAAGCATGAAATTTACACAGATACCTAGCACAGCATTTAAAAATATCCAGCTTAACGCTGGCGTGCTTATGGATACATTTACTCCAGCTACTGGCACTATCGGTAACTTAATTGGTGCTACATCTGGAGGAATTAACTTTACAGCTACTCCATCATTTAAGGACTATGGCGAGGACATTGATAATTGCCCTAAAAACATGATGGAGCTTAAAAAGCTTGAAAACTGGGAGGCTAAAATGTCTGGTACTTTCGTATCAGTTACAGCAAACCTTGCTAAGCTTTTAGTAGGTGCTGGAGACGCTGACGGCTCAGACGCTACGCACATTATCCCCAGAAATGACGTTTTAGAGGCAGACTTTGACGACATATGGTGGGTAGGCGACTACTCAGACGTAAACGAGGACGATAGCGCTGGCTCTCATACAGCTGGATTTTGCGCTATTAAGCTCTCTAACGCTCTTTCTACTGGTGGTTTCCAGATACAGAGTACAGACAAGGGTAAAGGACAGTTTAGCTTCGAGTTTACAGGACATTACTCAATGGATAACCCAGCTACTGTACCATTTGAGATTTACGTTAAGATGGGCGCTTAAAACTGAATAAAGGGCAGAAAGGACACTAAATGAAATTATCAGAGTACAAAAACGAGGACGCTTTAGAGCTTTTGGCAGACTTGTTAGAGCCTACAGCTCGCATTTTTGCAGATGGTGAAATATCAAGGCTATACAGCTCTGGAGCTACAAAAATAAAACTGATACAGACAGCTTTAAAAAAGCACTCAAAAGAAATTATAGAGATATTAGCTACTTTAGAAAACGTAAAGCCTAAAGAATACAACGCTAATATCGTGGAAATGACTAAAACACTTTTAGAGCTACTTAACGACGAGGGCTTAAAAGATTTTTTTACATCACAGGCGCAGACGGAGGTAGAGACATTTTCTACCAAGCCTACGGAGAGTACAGAGGAAAGCGAGAAATAAAACTATTTTTACGATATGTCAGAGCAAAATACAGCTTATACAGGCAAGATTTGACATATCGTTTTTATATTTCAGACAGCCTATACTATCACGCTGATAACCAGCGTTTAACGGCTCAATTTTCCTCTTTATTGTTCCCAGCGCCTACAGATAACAGAACAGGCGACGAGATAGCCTTAGATGTAATACAGAGATTAGGTTTAAAAGTATGAATGTTTTTGATTTATGCGCCAAGTTGACGCTCGATAAAAAAGATTATGAGACAGGATTAGACGGAGCTAAGGGCGCGCTGGAAAAAGTAGGTAGCGCTATGGCTACTATAGGCAAGGTAGGAGCTATTGCTATAGGGGCTGGCGCTACAGCTGTAGGGGCTTTAGGCAAACAGGCTATAGAGGCTTACGCTGATTACGAACAGCTCACAGGAGGCGTAGAGACGCTTTTTAAAGAAAGCGCTGGCGTAGTTATGGGCTATGCAGATATGGCATATGAAACGGCTGGACTTTCAGCTAATGAGTATATGGAAACTGTTACAAGTTTTAGCGCCTCGCTATTACAGAGCTTGGGTGGAGATACTGAAAAATCAGCAGAAAAGGCTAACCAAGCAATAATAGATATGTCTGATAATGCTAACAAAATGGGTAGCTCAATGGAGAGCATACAAAACGCCTATAGTGGATTTGCAAAGCAAAACTATACAATGCTGGACAACTTAAAGCTTGGATATGGTGGCACTAAAGAAGAAATGCAGAGGCTTTTAGAGGACGCTGGAAAGCTTGCAAACACTAAATTTAATATAGAAAGCTACTCAGATGTTATAGACGCTATCCACGTAATACAGGAGAGCATGGATATAACAGGCACTACAGCAAAAGAGGCAAGTACTACTATATCTGGCTCTATTTCTATGATGAAATCGCAATGGGCGAATATGCTTACAGCTATAGCTAATGGCGACGACTGGGACATGGGCGTATTTATTGATAATTTTATAGCTACAGTAGAGACAGTAGCCCAGAATGTATTACCAGTAGTAGAAAAATCATTAAAAGGCATAGGTGAGCTTATAAAAGGGCTTGCGCCTTATATTTCCGAGTTATTACCAGTTTTAGTTACAGATGTTTTGCCCAGCATTTTAGAGGCTGGGGCTGAGTTAGTGTCCTCTATGGGAGGTGCTTTACTCGATAACATAGATTTAATAATAGATACAGGCTTTGAGCTGTTAAATGGGTTAATAGATGGAATTGTTAATAATTTACCTAAAATCATTGACGCTTGCCTAAAGATTATTACAAAGCTTGTAGACAGCCTTACAGATGGTGGAAACCTTGAAAAAATAACAAGGAGCGCATTAACACTTATTACCCAGTTAGCCGTAGGACTTATTAAGGCTTTACCTAAATTAGTAGCCTCAATACCTAAAATAGTTTTAGCTTTGCAAGAGGGCTTTATAGATTGGGCAAAAGATATGTTCCCAGCTGGTGCGTCGCTTATAGATGGCTTGTGGAACGGCATAAAATCTTGTTGGAATACGTTAGTAAACAATGTTAAAAACCTCGCTAATGGGCTTATAAGCACAGTTAAAGGCATTTTTGGTATACACAGCCCTAGTAAAGTATTTGCTAACATAGGAGAGATGTGCGTAGCTGGCTTAGAAGATGGCTCAGAGGGCTTATTTAGCTCAGAGGGACTTACAGCTAAGGTATCAGCCAGCGTAGATAGTAAAACAACGTCTATAGGCTCAAATAACGACGTTATAAGCCTTTTACAGCAATACTTACCCACTATAGCAAGTGGAAACCAGATTATATTAGACACAGGCGCTCTTGTAGGCTCTACAGCTAAAGCTTATAACGCTGAGCTTGGACGTTTGGCGCTGAGAGGAGCTAATTTATGATTAGATTTAACAGCAATATAGCCCAAGGTATGAGGATATACGTAGAGGATACCCAAGTAACATACCATACTATAAATACGTGGGGTTTAGCTATTGTAAATACAGACTGTATTAAAGAGCCAGAACAGGAGACAGCTTACGTTAATATTCCTTTTACAGACGGCTTTATAGATATGTCAGAGGTAGTAGCTGGCAGACCTACATACTTAAAGCGCTCTATAGAGGTGAAGCTAAAGGGCTTTAGGAATATTAGGGACTGGGACGCTGAAATATCAGATATTAGAAACAAGATTAACGGCAGAGTATGTAGGCTTTCGTTTGATAATGATAGAGAGTATTTCTGGCGTGGGCGTGTGGTAGTAGAGGATTTTGAGCGAGAGCGTGAGTGTGGATATTTCAATATTAACATACCTCAAGCAGACCCTTACAAGTATAACTGGCAGAGCATGGGCGAGCCGTGGATATGGGATACTTTTAATTTTGTATCTGGACGCATTTATACATCTGGAGAGATTACAGTAAACGGCACAGCCACAATAACAGCGCCAGCTGGAAAAATGTACACTATGCCTAAATTTAAGTGTAGCAATATAGGCGAGGGACAAACCTTAACTGTAACGGACGGAACTACTACGCTTAACCTAAAGAATGGCTCTAATAGTGACCCACGTATAGAAGTAAACGGCAAAGAGGCTGTAACGCTAACATTTACTGGAAACGGAAAAGTAACAGTAACCTATAGAGGAGGCTCTTTATAATGTATCAAGTCTTTATAGGAGATAAGAACGGAAATAACAAAATAATATACTATCCCTCAAATATAGACTACTCAATATATGACACGGAGCTAAATTTAAGCGTGGGAGAATGTGGGGAGTTTAGCTTTAAAATCCCAAAAGACAACGCTAACATAACTGAGATAGCTGAGCAGAAAATAGTAACTATATTAAAGAATAATAGCGAGTTTTGGCGTGGATACGTTAAGGAAATATCCACAGACATAAACAGTAACTTAGATGTTTACTGTATAGAGGACTTAGGCTGGCTTAATTACGAGTTTTTAGCGCCATCAAGAGCGACAAAAACAAGAGCGCAATTTTTAACAGATATTCTAAATGCTTACAATGCACAGACAGGCGTAACAGGCACAGAGAAAGCATTTAGCATAGGTGTAGTTACTTCTAATATAAGTAAAACTGTATCCACAGACTACAGTACAAGCATTTTAGACTATTTAAGGCTTGTAGCTGGTGATGATAACTATGTAAGAGTGCGTAGAGAAAACGGAAATAGATACATAGACATAGTAACCATATCCAGTTACGGCAAGACAAACGACCAGCCTATAGAGCTGGGCGTAAACCTCTTAGAATACGCTAAGGAAATCAATACTAGCTATATGCTTAATGTTATTTATCCATACGGCGCTGAAATAGAGGGAGAGAGCGTATACGAGGACTTGCCTAAGCGCCTAGAGGGTACGCCATTACAGGACGCTACATCAATAGCCCAGTACGGAAGAATAGCCAAAAATATAATATTTGAAACAAACGACTTAGAGACACTTAACGCACAGGCGCAGAACTACTTAAACGCTAATAAAAACCCAAGAGTAAGCCTAGAGCTTTCAGCTGTGGATATAGCAGAGCTTGGCGCTGATATAGATAGCTTTGAGCTGGGAGACATTATAACTGTATATGCTAAGGAGCTGGGAGCTGATGGCTTAGCTATTCCTATGACAGCTCAGACAATAGACTTACAGAAAGTCGCAAATAACAAAATATCGTTATCCAGTACTATCAGAGCTAAAACGCTTACAGCTCAGACAGCAGAACTCACAGCAGACATACAGAAAGTACCAGACAAGGCTACTGTATTTGAGAGCGCAAGGAATAGCGCTATGGCTCTGTTAGACGGCGCACAAGGTGGAAATGTTATTACTATTTTTGATGATGGTAAACCCTCAGAGCTTTGGATAACAGACAACGCTAACATAAACGACGCTAAGAAAAAGTGGGTAATGAATATAAACGGCGTTGGATTTATGGAGCGTGAGTACGACGAGGAAACTGGAGAATATAGCGAAGAGTGGACACTAAGGGACGCAATGACCATGAACGGAGAAATAGTGGCAGAGCGTATAGCTGGAGAGCAAATCCTAGGAGTAGGGCTTAAATCTAGCAATAACGGAGACTATGTAGACATTAAGGACGGAGATATATTCGGAGGTAGCGAACACGGACAA